TTAGAACAGGCGAGGGAAGTCAGCAGCGCGGGTTGCTGGCTGCCAAAAGTCGTCTAAGACATTTTCAAGCGGAATACATCCGCCGCGTTGAATTCGCTGCACATTCATTTCGCGCACACATTGTTCTTCAGTATCAAAACCACCAAGGTACAAATTTTCACAGGGGCCGTTGAGATAGCAGACCATCATCACGAGTGCGTACATAACAAACCTTAATTCATTCCGTGGTATTCATTTAGGCATTTTTTAATTCTACCCAACGAGTTTTTTATTTTCTCGCCTGATGGCTAATCTGAGATAAATCTTATAAAAACTGAGGTGATTTCGCTCTGAAATGACTTATCTCGTCGCTGCAATAATAAATAGCAGCATTCCAAGCCTCATCATGGGTCACATAAACGCCCAAAACAGCAACACGATGGGAAAGCTCATAGGCCACGTTAGCCCAATCAGTATCGCGGTAAAGATCCTGATTTTAAGCGAGGGGTCAGCACAGGCCTTGAAAGTGAGTAATGCGGAAATGACTGAGCCGATCAAATACACCGTTTTTATAAAGGCCCATGCTGCTGGATACATCTAATTACCTTGGTTTGTGAAGTTGGCTATTGAACTCAAAAAAACAATGTGCTGCGAGTGAAGACAAACGCTTCAATCGAAACATAAAAAGGGGGTGCTGAGATATCGAAAACTAACGTGAGGTAGTGTAACAAATTATGACTAGAAAAACATCGAGTTCTAAAATGAGACATAAAATCGAAACTTAACAGTGCTGTTCATTTATTTATACATGTAATAAATAAAAATGATTTTACTATGATTGTCATGCAGTGAAAATGAATACCCATGCGTAATGCACTCTTAAACCTTTTAATACCTATGGGTTATTATATTGAGACCATGCTCATATGCCGATACTGATTATCTCTACAACATTTGTTTCTATTTTTATATGGATGCTGGTTTTTCTTTAGCGATGTAGATTGTGTATTTTTAAATTTTACTTCTCTCCGGTTTAAAATAAAAAAAGCCCAGCAGAACGCTGGGCTAAAGGCTGTTAATAACTGATATATTATTTTTTATTGTTCATGATGCTGCGTTTAGAACTGGTAAACAATCCCCAATGCAACGGTATCATCCGTATCAATACCCGCTGAACGAGTAAAGTCGTTATCATCGATCATGTTAATTTTATAATCGACATAGGTAGACATGTTTTTATTAAAGAAGTAGGTTGCACCAATATCGATAAAGTTAACCAATTTCTGATCGCCATAATCGCGAGATGCGCCATTGCTGCCTAGGTCTTTACCTTCAACATAGTTCCAGCCGACGAAAGGTTGCAAGCCGAAATCAAAGGTATAACCGGTATACATTTCTACGCCCTGCGCTTTGTTTGCGTAGCCGTAGGCTTCGTTATGGTCGTTAGAATTACCGAAACGAATGGCGTTATAGGATTGCGTATAGTTTGCTGCTGCATAATAGCCGCTGTTTTCGTATTTCACGCCCACAGTATAAGCTTCGGCTTTATCGCCATTACCCATAATATCATTATAGCGACCACCTTTACCGCCGCTATTCTGATCGTTTGTGCGGTCAGATTGGAAGTAGGCGCCACCGAGGCTAAAGCCATAGCCGAGATCGTAAGAGAGTGATAAACCGTAACCATCACCATTTTGGCTTAATACATCACGGCCATCTTTGTTTTCAGTTGGGTCGTCATTTTTGCCTTGATACTGAATGCCGAAGTTCAGGCCATCGACCAAGCCGAAGAAATCGCGGTTATGGTAGGTTAACACGCCGCCAGCACGTTGAAACATGAAGTTGTCAGCGCCAACGGTGCTCCCGTCGAACTCAGGCTGCATATCGGTCCAAGCCATAATGTCGTAAATAATCCCCGAATTACGACCATAGTCTAAAGAGCCATAATCCCCGAATTTTAGGCCCGCGAAACCGAAACGGCTAAAGTTTCTATTATCTTCGCCTTCAGTGTGGTTTAGGTTCGCTTGATATTCCCACATGCCATAGCCGGTCAGCATATCCGTAATTTGTGTTTCACCGCTGAAGCCGCCACGTACATAGGAATGATCGCCATCGGCGTTATCATTATCTGAAATATAGTGAAGACCATCGACCTTGAAATGTAAGTCGAGTTTATTGCCATCTTTATTATAAATTTCTGCGGCATGGGCGGTTCCTGCTAATGCCATTAATGTTGGTATTACCACTGCGAGAACTTTGCGTTTCATTTTATTTTCCTTAATCTTTTTTATTGCATTGATGCCAATTGCTTTTTTTTATACTCAACAATATTCGAACATTTTAATGAACTAAATAAGCCAAGTGCTGTCGATATTGTCGGCTTTACTGAAAGAGTAAAAGCGCAAAAAATGCGAAATTAGATAAAAGTTTAAATATGATAACTCTCACTTAATTGATTTACATACGTAAAGATCTAGCTTTTGAACTATATCGTTAATGACCGTTAATTTTTTTATTGGCTTAGGCACATTTTGTTAATTTGATTCCTAGTTATAGGAATACTATTTTTAGGCCACTGCATGCCAATGCAGATTACGTAATATGTCTTAATATAGATATTCATTCTTTACATTGTTTTTATTGCCGGGGTGCCTCCCGGCGCTTTATTTTATATTCTAAGGCTAATAAATACACAATTCCTCCAATCTTATCTCATCGAATATATTAATTACCCGTGCGTTATTTTTATTTGGCAGCATAAATATGCATCCAGATTGCTACTGGTGCGTTAGTTTTCGGCCTATGTGCAACTGTGCAACAGGCTTATCGGAATTTGATAGGGCTGTACGTCCGCAGTTGAACAGAGTGCTATCTATGTGAATTATCATGCGGTGTGATCTGTTTGAAAAATTTGGAAATGTCTTTTCTTTAACCGTCAGTTATTTGATCTAACGTAACATTTACCGAGGGGAGAGCAGGTAAGAATCGTTGGGTAGCCGTGTTTTTGTTTAACCCATTCTCTGTGGGTGTTAATATCGGTGGTAGTGGGTGTGAGTATTCAGGGGTGCATAGCGTTTTATGTATCACGCTGCGTACAGATCTTGCAAAGTACAGCAGGATGGCGCCCATAAAACGATGATTTTAAATACAAATTGTTTTCTATATGTGGCCTGTCGTGTAAGCCTATCCCCCCATTCCAACCCATTCCATTCTGTTTCATTTCTTCCTTTTTTTCCTTTATAAATCAAAATCTAATAATATTAACCGTTTCAATCTAGTTCACTCTATGTCAATCTGTGCCATAAACTTTGTGTACCAAATGGTGTACCAAATTTCTGGTAATTTATGGCTATCTCAGACACTACACTTAGAAGAATTTCAGGCAAACCATACAACGGGCCAGAAGAGATCCCTGATGGCGGGGGGTTATCTGTAAGGATAAGCCCCAAGGGCCTAATATCATTTCAATTTAGATTCAGGTTCAATGATAAGCCATGCCGTATGAAGCTTGGCACATACGGAAAAATGAGCATTAAAGAAGCTCGAGAAGCCGCGGCGGCATGTTCTGTATTATTGGATGAAGGAAAAAATCCTTCGATACAGAAAAAAATGCGACTGCAAGCAGCTATGGATTCGCCAAATATTTCTACATTGGTGGGTGAGTGGTTAGAGAGCCCCCAGGCTGTAAAACTAGTAAAGCATGAGTATTGGAAGCGGCTACTAAAGCTTCATGTCACTGATGGATTTGGAAAAATGCTGGTGGAAGATATGCGGGTAGTCCACTGGGAAAAAATATTTAGAAAAATCACTGCTGGTGGCTCACCGGTCATGGCTGGCATGGTGCTTGTAAAAATGAAGCAGGTGATTAATTATGCATTACGGCGAGAGAGAATATCTAATAGTTCGCTGGGATTGCTAACCGTTCCCGATGTAGGTGAACCTATCTCAGCAAGAAAACGCCATCTTAATGACCATGAGATCGGCTTATTCTGGAATGCGGTCCCAGCCTCAAATCTAACACTGCAAAATAAATTATTACTTAAGCTGGCTTTGCTGACAGGTGCGCGTGGGGTAGAGCTCAGAAAATCGATTAAGACTGACTTTAACCTCGAGGCGAAAACGTGGCTGGTTAGAAAGGAAATCTCAAAGACGCGCCAGGCATTTACTCGGGGGCTATCATCTGAGGCCGTGGAGCTATTGAGAGAAGCTTTCAGTATCTATCCTGATCTTAGGATTGTATTCCCACCGGCACGGCTGCAAGAAGATCGTCCCATGTCAGCAAGCGTATTGATCTCATTGGTTAGTCAGGTCAGTGAAATAATGGGGATTTCTGATTGGGGTTTTCATGATTTTCGCCGGACATGTAAAACGAAAATGTCAGAAATGGGCATAGAGCATCATGTTTCTGAAAAAATACTGGGACATAAGTTGACGGGGATGCTCGCGGTGTACGATCAGCATGAGCACATTCGCGAGCAACAAGAGGCGGCAGATCTGTGGGCAGCAAAAATTCATTCTTGCGCTGCTGAAATACCCATGGACTGACAGAATTGTATTACTTCGTCATAGCGATAGAGTGTGCCACCTTTTGGTACTGATACGCCTTGAACCTCAGAGGGGAACGGGCAACCGTCCCTTGTCCATTCTTTTCTGCGTCGGTAAAACGTGGTACGCGAAATACCGCCCAGCATCTTCTGGACATTTTCTCGGTTAATTAGCACAGGGCGCGCCTGAATATTTACATTGCTCATGGAAGCACCTCTTAAAACTACATTAAATGATTTTCAGGAATCAGATCCATCAGTATCTTCGCTATATACCTCACCACACATCAGAACAACATGAGGGCGGACACTGTTGATCTTTCTTAATACTGCTTGGCACAGTTCTTCTGTTTGATAAATTTTCTCTGATACGGGTAGGGCTTCGCAGTAATCAGCACCGCAAGCGCTTACAAGAAGAATGAAACCGACTAGCATCTATTTCTGCTCCTGTGCTGGGGCTGAAAATGCAGCGCGAGATGGTGACCAATCGCAATAAGTATCAGCTTCGGTGTGTCCGAAAATGGCTTTACAACGCCGAATATGTACGCAATCACCGCACGTCTTCCCAGCTGGAAGTTTCATTTTGTCCGGATCTGCAGGGTCATAATTAAGTGTTGGCATCATTCGCCCTCCTGTGCAGGGGCTTTGAACTCAGCGAGAGTTAGCCCACCTTCTTCTTGATAGTCAGAAGATGAGATATGCAGCCCATGCATAATAGTTCCGTTATCACACTGAATATCACCAACCCAAAGCAAACCATCGGTGAAATCCCCATACCAACTCTTATGCCCATCGCCGCATTGAGAACAGATTGATTCAATGTCTGATGCATCGAGAAATATTTGCTGCGGAACCATTACCCAACCATCGGGCAACTTGTAAGGCTCGCTTACAGGTTGTGCTGGTAGCGTGCGGCGGCGCTGTAACTCTTTGAGCCACATAATTAGCTGAGTGTTGTTTAATTCCCCGTCTTCATCGTCGCTATCGCTATTTTCGAGCATGTCTATATAGAGCTCTAAATCTTGAGAGTCTGGCTGTTCTGGTATTACAGGTTGTGTGGGTTCCAGCTCAATCTCAGCATCACATAGCGGACAAAAGCCATCAGCTTCGGCATGTTGCGTTAGTGTGATTGTCTTTTTGCATGACCAGCAAATTATTGATTCGGACTCAGGCTGTTTAGGTAATACCGGTGCTGCATAGAGTGGTGTAGAGTGAATGCCGTGCGTGGACTCACCAAGCCCAACAAAATCGCTATCAGTGGTAAATTGATCGCCAGTGCGCATGTGTACAATCCAAGCAACAGGATTCTTCGATGCTTGCTCGTATGCCAGAAGCTTTGCCTGTAACGACTCACACTCATCGAACTTAGAAAGAAGAGTTTCAGCAATTTCATGCTGTGTAGTGTTATGCATATCGTCTGTCATTGTTTCGATGAAAAACTTAATTTGTTCTTTTGTTAACTTAGTCATATTAACGAAGCTCCCATGATGAATAGCGGCGGGCCGGTACGCGGGAGACTTGAACTTTAGGTGCGCAATATAATTTCCATTCGGCGTGGCAATGATCATCACAGAACTTTTGATATTGTTGGTGCTGACCGACTTTGATCAGCTTCCCGATCATCGCTGCGGCTTCTTTCGATTTACCGCACCAATAGCAGTGGCACTCAGTTTCTGGCGCACTAGGCGCCAGTGGGGTAGGAGTAAGCATCATTTATCCCCCTCGCAAGCCATAAGGAATTTCACGCCTGCGCTAACAAAATTACTAAATAATTGCTGGTGGGTTTTCAGTGCTTGAATCTCGACCTGCAGCTCTTCAATGGTTGGCTTTTTGGGCTTGGCTGGTTTTTCTTTACTGACCTTTTCTGCTTCGATTTCTGCCCACTCTTTTTTATAGAGTGCAATTTGGTTGGTAAAGAACTGGACGCGCTCGGATGAGTCAGTAATGAATTTGGGTGCGATATCGAATAAATCCATCATGAGGCTGCCTACCGTGCAGTCTTCTAACTCATCGCCCAGCTCGGCCAATTCGATTTCATTAGGCAGCCACTCCAGAAGGTAGGCCGGATCAACATTTTCGCTTTCTAATGTGGTTGCAATGGCTTCTGCGGAATCCAAATCAGTCTCGCCATTAATTACGCTTTGCAGCGCTACCTTGATTTGCAGGGCGCGCGGAGATAAAGCCACATTGGTTGACAAATCTTCACTTTCCCCCAAATGTTTGGTTGACAGATCCGCGTTTTCCCCCAAATGTGCATCATTTATTGCTGGTGGTTTATTCTCAAAAATCTGGCTCACATCAAATTTACTGCCCCCGAGATTCACTAGTTCACCGGTGACCACTTCCGGTTTTGCCCCTTCATTTGAGGCGGTTTCTTCGGTTTTAACTGGTACTGGCTGAATCACACCAAGGTTATGACTAATGTACTCGCGTAGTTTTTTCTTATCGCTGGTGATGGCGATCGGCGCAGCTTGGATACACGCAAAGGTAAAGTCAGGGTGAAGAGCTAAAATGCCTGGTGTTTCTGAAAGCGCGTTATACCAATCAATAACGTCTTTATCTTTCATTAGCTCAGCGGCGCGATCGACTATGCTCTTTGGCGGCGCCAGTAAGTCATAGCCATTAGCCGGCTGCATGGCGTACACGATAACTTTTTTCAGAAATACAGGGGAGTGCAGTACATCATCAGATAAACGGATCGGGGTGCCCAGTGTTGCTCCTGTGCTTGTTGTCTGTGCCTTTGTCTCTGGCATTACTGGTGTGGTTTGTTTATCGCGATACAACTTAACGATGTTGGCCAGCGCATCCTGTCCGGCTTCAGAAACAGCACAGGAACAATATTGCTTAAAGAAATTTGAGATGGTTCCGAGCTGGGCGGGGCGATCTGTATATGCGAAAACCTCTTTAGTTGCTTTCACTAATGCGCCGAGTTGCGTGAGAGTGGCATCTTTGGCGTATTGCTCGCTACGAACAGACAATAAGATGTTTTGATAAAAGTTATCGTCGGTGTCCATGATCATCGCGACAACAGCGCTCATCTGTTCGCGAGTGATTGTTTCTATTTCATCTCCGTGCAGCCACAGAGCCGTGAAACGAAAATCTAAAGGTTTTGCTGATACCTTAATTAGTTCGTCATCAATCTTGGTTTCGACTTCTGGTGGGGCGATTAGCTGCCATGTTTTCTTATCATCTGCGAGTTCGTACTTTTCACACCACTCTGTACTGAATTCATTTTCTTCCGGTAGATCATCAACAATTGGCGTATCAGTAGTAACAGGTTTGAAATAATTAGACAGGTCGATGCCATTTTGCTTAGCTAAAAAAGAAATAGCGAAAGGGCATTCTTTAGCCGTTTCAACATCAACTAAAACAACGGCATCTTTTGCGTCAGAGCTTTTCTTAGCGCTCAAGAAATTAAAATATATGGTCATGCTTTTTATCTCCTTAGTAATTGAAATGCGCCCTAGGCAAACGTGTCCGACGACGTTGATTAGATAACCCAAGACGCATATCAATTGGCTTTTGGACAAAGCCAACAAAATTAATGGTTGTTGATTACCGAACATCCGAATTCGAGGTTAATAACGCTGGTAGCTTGCTTCTTATCGCCGTCAATAATTGTTTCATCGCCATACATGCGAAAATTCATATCGGCGTCGTCAATGCAGAAAGAGGACCAGCATTCGGAACGCTCAAGGCCTGTGGGTTTTACTGGGCGTGAGGTGGTTAAATCAGAGAACGCGCAGCGCATTGCAGACATAGCAGAAGCCCATTTATGCCCAGCTTTTTGGCATTTGAATGCGATGTAAGCCAATCCCCGATTAATCATCATTCGGTGCTGTATTGGATTTAATTTCATTTCCGAACTCCTGAATTTTGGTTGCAGAAAGCCCCGACAAAAATGCCGTAAAAAATCTTTATTAAAAAAATGGCGGTATCAGTTTTCGCTAATGCATCTGTTGAAAGTATCCGATACCGCCCAAGTACTTCACTGGTGTTGGCGTGTTGTGGTTTATTTCCTTACTACAACCGGCTGGATGCTCAGATAACGCCCAGAAACCCAAATACCCATGCGGTTGTGTGCTCGTCTTTCCGAGCCGTCTTAAAAATATCAGTAATAAAGATTTCCATTTTTTTTACGTCTTCACGGATATAAATCCCAGCCAAAACCCAATCCCATTCAGACATACTTGCGTAGTGATAAGCAGCTTCCCCGGTAATGCCATAGTCGCTTATCAGTAGATCTGTGATTTGCTTCTTGCTCATGAGCTTCCCCTTATCGCGTTCTTTCACGCCGTCAGAATGTGAAACCTGTGTACTGCTGTGCTGTTGATGTGATGAATAATAAATCCAAGGTTTATTTTAGTCAATCCAAGATTTATAAATATTTTCAGGTAGGCATAAAAAAACCGCCATGAAGGCGGTTAGATTGGCATAACTATATGTTTTTATTTTGAACGTAGTTTAGATAATTCTTTGAACAAATTGTCGAAGGTTGCCGCTTTTTCTTTGAATTGCTCAACCATGGCTTGCTTCGTGCTGTCAGGAAATTGCTGAAAGTAGAGCAAAAGTTCCCGCTCTTGGTCTGTAAGCTCTACAGCGGGAGTCTCTGGGGCTGCCTCACTAATTGCATCAAGGTACATATGTGGCATGCCGTAATCAGACTCTAACCTGCGTGCCAGTAAGGAGCCAAATGCACTCTCACCAGAGATTAATTTTTTTATTAATTTCCGTTCTCGCTCATTATCTGGTGCAACTCTTGTTGCGAACCATGATTCTAATTGCTTGCGTCTTAGTGATTGCCGATTGAGTGGCTCTTTAGAGTCACCATAAAGCAACCAATCGATTGATACTCCCAGCTCACTAGCCAGCTTATTCGCTGAGTCTTTGCTAATTAATCCCGTTTTAAACCAATTGTTTACTGCCTGCGGGCTGACTTCGGCGATCTTTGAAAGCTCGACCTTTTTCACACCAACAAGCTCCACGAGCTGCTTGAGTCGCTCTATTTGTTCTGGGTTTATATTCTTAGCCATATCAATAGTATAAATCCAAGATTCATAAAATTAAATAAATCCAAGATTGATTTAATTGGTTTTGCATGCTTTAATTTTCTTACAAATTAAATCTGAGGTTTATATATGTCCTTGCAAAAAGCCATTAAATCAGTCGGCTCCGCTCGTGAACTAGCGTCTCGTTTAGGTATTTCACCTAATGCTATTAGTCAATGGAAAGGAAAACTCAAAGGCAATGTTCCACCTGATCGCGTACTTCCTGTTTTTCATGTCACAGGTATTACTCCTCACGAACTACGCCCAGATCTCTATCCGAACCCAACTGATGGGATGCCGGTTGAACATCAAAATAAACAAATTAACGATTAAGGTGTGAACCATGGAAATCAAATTGGTGGCTGAGCAATTGGAAGCATGGGCGAGAAACGATGGCTGGTGGCCTGTCACTGAGAAGATTGGAGCGCAATACGTTGGTGATCTTCTTGAATCTTTGGAAGTCAGTGATGCCGATGAGTGGGATCGCCGCCGTAAGAACAACGCTCTGTTCATTAAACGCGTATTTCGTAGTGTTACACCGTATTACCGCAAGTTGGCCACGCAGCTGGCGCCAGCTGTTTTATCTGCAATTGATGCAGAACGACAGCGCCTAGCCCACGAAGAATGTTCTGCTGCTTATGCGGCGGCTGTTGCAAATAAAGAATGCAGTGAGGCCGTAAACGCGAAGCTAATGAACTCTCCTTTGATAGTTCAGGTTAAGGAGGTTAAAGAAGGTATTCATTCGCTTGTGGGCCTACTTCCGCCAGGAGCCATTCAAATAACTATTTGTGAGGTGGCCTTATGACTAAAAGTGAACGGTATCACTACGACAGTATTAAGAAGTTACTTATTAGCTGTGGGATTGCCGAGGCTGACGCTGTTGGCGCAGCGCACCATGCCATTGGGTTTAGCAAAAAGAACAAACGCGCTGATTTCGAAGCATTACTACACGAAGCCAAATGGTATGCCAAACACAACAAGGCAACATCGGCACCAAGTATTAAACGTGAAATACGACAGGCTAGATTGCCAAACATGCCCAAGTGGTATGTAGAACCGTAACTTCTATCTCGGCGAGGTGGTTATGAGCAACTTACAAGAGCGCCTGCGATGTGCTTTGCAGCGTAACTTTAAAGGCGAAACCCCATCACGGGGCTATATCGAGGTCAGGAAAGGGCAGCGATTTAAAGATCATCGTGGCGCAACTGTAACTGTTCAGGGTTTGGCTGGTGGCTATGTAGTTTATCTGCGTAGCGGTAAAGATACGGCAAGCCAAATGCCATTGCGATTGTTTTCCAAGAAGTTCACAGAGGTTAGGGCGTGAGTCGTATTTTTGAGGTCGTTCAATCGTTATCAGGGCAAAGGAACAGTATTACGATCCCTAGGCCTTACTTAGCCTTTTTCTCAGGTGATCAGCAATTCTTCCCATTGGCAGCAATATTGAATCAACTTGTCTTCTGGTCGGGTTATGCAACCCAACCAGGAGGATGGTTCTATAAGAGCCACGAAGAATTAGGCGAAGAAGCAGGCGGGCTGAGTGAGGAACAGGTTCGCCGACTCATTAAGAAGATAACGCAGAGATATTTACCGAATATTGTGCAGGTCGATATTCGAAAAGTTAACGGGACTCCAACGAAGCACTACAGAATCGATGGTGAGGCGCTAATCAGCAAAATATTCCCGCCAGTACTGGAAACGGCGAAAGTGCGGAATGGAAACGGCGAAGTCGCCGAATCCGATGGCAACGGAAACGGCGAAGATGCGGAATCCATTCGGCGAAAGTGCGGAATGGAAACGGCGGAAGTGCGGAATCATGGAAACGGCGAAGTCGCCGAATCCTTTCTCTATACAGATCTAGACACAGATAGAGACTTACATATTTCTTGTCAGGCAGACGAGCTGCCCGACGAACTAACCGATGACAATATCGATCCTGTTTTGCGGGTGCTGAATCACTTCAACCGTGTGACCAACTCAGAATTTCGGGATGGGGCAACGACGCGAGGTTTTATTTCCGGCGTGCTACAGGGCGAATACGTTGCTGACGACCTCATGCTGGTAGTTGATTACATCGCCAACGAGTGGGCAGGGCAGGACAACATGAGTTTCTACCTGCGCCCCAAGACGATATTCAGCCAAGAGAACTTCGAGGGATATTTCGACCAGGCGAGGGCATGGCGGCGCAACGGCAAGCCGCAAAAGATCGCCGAGCCAGCGAAAGTGAATATCGACCTACAAAACCAAGATTACTCAGGAAAACCCAAAGGGTTTAGGACTTAAAAAATGTCTGGAATTAGAGAAGTTATTGTTTTTCTGGAAAATAATCCAAAGTCAAAATTTAGCGATATTGCCAAGACGCTCGGCCTGTCAAACACATCAGTGAGAAGGGAATTAGATTTTCTAAATAGCTTGGGCTGTCTAATTAAAACTGGGTGCAGGACGAGATATCGCTACTCGGTACCAGAGGCAAGGCAATTCAGAAAAACAAAATCGCCAGTAAAAAAATACACACCTCCGGTAAAAGCGACTGTGGTTCCGAACGTAGAGGCGAAAAAGCAAAAGATAGCCGAGCTGATTGAGAAAAGACTCTACAACCGCGCCCAAACGGCAATATCACAGCTCATAGCTGAATCGGGTGATCAAGATACTGTTAACTGGGCTTTAGACAAAAACGCGGCGTGTGGCGCCAAGGCAAAATATTTCTAACGGGAAGGCAAAAAATGGCATTAACACTGAGTGCGGTAGTATCACAAATCGAGCAATACGGTGCTTCAACCTGTGGGGATCTGGCTGCACTTCTCGGCGTGGCGCCAAAAGACATGATCGCGTTTCTTTCTGATGCTGTAGAGCACAACGAGCTGATTTGCGTGAATGGCCTGTATGCAGAATCAGGGGGAAAGCGGGTGCAACGTAATCCAGCCAAACAGCAACAAAGCACGGTAAAAGTGCATCAAAATCCAGCTAAACCAGAAATTAAGGCAACAAAGATGCCGAGCAGTGCAACAAAACCGACAGTAGGCCTGCTCCGCGAACTGCTTGCTGAGCACGGTGATATGACCGCCGCCGAGCTGGGCCAACGGACTAAAATCGAAGGGCGCATGATTGGCCCTATGTTGGCGAATGATAAAAAAGGTGGCCGTATTACGCTGGTGGAGCGCAACGGAAAAAACTACTACCATCTGGTCAAAGAGGGCGAAGCGGTGCAACCACAAAACGAGCCACAAAATATTCCAAAAACTATTCCTGCTGGTGATGCTGCAAAAGACATCGTCAAAGCAAAAGAAACTGTGTCCTCTATGCTAAATAAGCCCGCTATCCCGTCGCACATGATGGAGCTAATCGTTCCAACGCCAGAATACCTGAATCTTGAGTTGCGCCGTTTGCGTAGTGAGGTTCGTCGAGTTGAGGCGCTAAAGAAGGCGGTATGTGGCGCTGTGCGGCAGTTGGCCAAGGGTGGGTGCTGATATGGGCGTGTTGAAAGAGGTCAAATGCTATAAGTGTGGTGCGAATGTTGGCCTTAGCCGCACAATAACTGATCCGAAAACTATAGTGTGCTTTGATTGCTGGCTCAGTGAGTCCAAGCGTAAAGAGTTAGAGCAGGATTCTAAAAATTAAGGAATAAATAATGAATCACTTAATGATTGACCTCGAGACTATAGGCAATAAGCCAACAGCGCCGATTGTAGCTATTGGCGCTGTATTTTTCGAGCCTGAAACTGGCGCTTTGGGTGAACAGTTCTATGTTGGCGTGAAGCTTGAAAGTGCCATGCAGTTAGGTTGCCAGCCTGATGCTAGCACTATACTTTGGTGGATTGAGCAAAGCAGAGAGGCGCAGGAGGCGATCACCTCATCGGATAACGTAGATATCAAGCTGGCGCTGGGTATGCTTTGTGACTTTGTGTATGACTATTGCGAATCCCCTAAATACCTAAGCGTATGGGGTAACGGCGCTGCTTTCGATAACGTTATTTTGCGTAATAGCTACGAACTGGCCGGTATCAAGGCACCATGGAATTGGTATAAAGATCTAGATGTTCGTACGGTGGTTAAGATGGGTAGAGCGATTGGCTTTGATCCGAAGCGTGATATGCCATTTGATGGCGAACGCCATAACGCGTTAGCTGATGCCATTCACCAAGCTAAGTATGTTTCGGCAATATGGCAGAGACTGACTGGTAGATAGTCGGTAGGGTATAATCCGCACCATATTGCGAGTCATTTTAAGGCACCAAACCCGCACAGTGCGGGTTTTTTATTCTTCTGATTGGTTGACAGATGTTGATTGAATTGGAAATTTGGTTGACATGAAAACAGCAAAGTACTTTTTTAAGCCCGTTCTCTGTGTCGTCATTTCAGCCTATAACTTATTAATAATAATGAATAAATATGGTGTTCTCTTTCTCTGTGAACTGCATTGTTCTCGCGCAATAAAACAATACTCAATTTTCTTTCACGGCGAATAAAGTCGCCATACATCCTATGCGGATTTTTTATATCTAATGATCTAACTCATTGAAAATAAATCAACATCAGCCAATCAAGCCCAAATAACTCGATTGATCGATAAAAACGATCGAAATAGGCATACCGATCTATTCGGCCTATTGGACGTGGTCAATTTAACGCTCATAGTAAGTAGTGCGCGCATAGGTGACACGGATGTGATTCCCGCGAGGGTCTATAAATCTATCGAGTACAACTATATGACGTTAAACGAATTTAAATCATATATGGAAGATGTCTGTGGTGCTGTTGAAATAAAAGAGTCATCGGTTGCAATCTTAGTCTACACCCATGGTGAGGCCGTTCCCATTAGCAAGCAGGTTTTAGGTTTGGAGTTATCGGAATTTGTTGAGTTAATGGAACAAGTTGGCGTGCGAAGCTAGGAAATTGGCTGGAGATGGATTAAAATAGCCATTCCAGCCTGAATAACTGGAAACCTGAGTACTGCGCTATTTGGACTATTAGAATGGCGCAAACAACGAAATACCGCATTACCGCACTGACCTTTATAGAAGTTGGTGCTTTCATATATCTATCATCCTGCGGGGTGATGGCATGATCGCGATCCTCACAGCAAACACTCAGCCCCGCCTTGGGCTTGTCACGTTCCAATCAGGCAGGAAAATCAAATTCCACGATGGGATGCGTTACGCCATTGTTGAGCTTAACTCGGCTCAAGAACACTTAAGTTCTGGCATTGTACCTGCTGTTAATCAAATTGAAGCGCTAAATCCCCACTTCCAAGGTTTATACGATAATGATCGCGCGTTTGGTCTGTGCGGTGGAACAACGTCGTTAGATCACCACGTTCTCTGGTTAGGAAAATGCCAGTGGTTGGGATGTGAAGCGAAATACTACGAACCATTCCCCGTTGGCGATAACGGCTCTGTCTGTGTATGCCGATCCTGTAAAAACAAACTCAACATCCAAGAAACCCCACGGCAATTTTTCGAAATCGCTCGTCAAAACCGTATCGCTTTCATGCTCAAGACTATCAGTGAGCAGATGGGCCAGCCAGATGATCGGCAGCTCAGTGAAGCCGATATTTTCGTATGGTGCTTAAAGCGCAATCTTCAATCACAGCTGCCTACCGCCTTACTACACAAATTATTAGGGATGAAGGCCTGCGCAAGCACCGGCCACGAATGTGACATTACGCCCTCGTATGACCCACAGGAATTACTCAATAAGCGTTTGTCGGAGGTGGGGAATGGCTAACCTCATGGCTCGCAACGTCGCACTAAAGCCAGCAAAGAAACCACGTAAAAGCCACATTATCAAAAATGCAGCGCGAGGGCGTGAATGTACCGTTCGCATACCCGGCGTATGCAATGGTAATTCTGAGACTGTGGTTTTAGCACATTACCGGCTGGCTGGTGAATGTGGCACTGGGATCAAACCTGATGATTCACTCGCCGCGTTTGCCTGCAGCGGGTGCCACGATGAAATCGATCGCCGTACACACATATTTGATAGCAGAACAGCGCGCCTTTATCACGCTGAGGGCGTTTTCCGCACGCAGTCTATCCTGAGAAAAGAGGGAATACTGAAATGACGCTGGAAGGTATAGCGAAATACTATTCACCAAAATCCACAATGTTTGGTGCTACGGCAAAATCGACGGCTGGGGATGCGCTTTCCATCACTGATATTATGGCTGCGCAAGGATTAACGAGTGCTCGAGCGCGTGTTGGTATAGAGCTTTATCTCGCAAAAGTAGGAATTATGGCGCCAGAGCCCATACAGGAATATCTCTATAATTTGGCAAAAGAGTTTTCAGTGAGCCATAAGCCCCTACAAAAACTGCCATCTATGCAACGTTGGGCGATATTGAGGGTTATCGCCGAGTATGTATTCAAGGACTATTCGAAAAGCGCGGCGGTGACCAAGGTGTGTGAGGAATGCAGTGGAACCGGCTTTATTGAAAAGAAAAAGTTCGTTATGAACCGCTTAGCCCTAAAACACGACACTGTAGCCTCTTTTAATCGTGGTGATCTCCCTGCAAGCATAACCCCGGTAGAAAGTCGTGAAATGTACGCGAAGCATGTCTATTACGATATTGAACAGTGCAAGTGCTCGTCATGCAATGGGAAGGGCAAGGTCAAAATATCATGTCGGTGTGGTGGTAGTGGGAAGGTACGGGATCTGGTTGAATTAGAGCGGCAAGGGGTTCCGGTAGAAAAAACATGTATAAAGTGTTCAGGGCGTGGATTTCCTAGGCTGAAGGATTCCGAGATTTATAGTGCGATCGGTATCCCTGATGCGACATGGCGCCGTAATTTTAAACCACTCTTTGAGCTACTTGTTCAGCGCTGTTATATAGAAGAATCCTACGCTGAAGATGCACTGAAAAAGGTTACAAAATAGAAGGTGGCGGCAAGTTAATAACCACATTTGCATTTTTGGCGAAATTGGACTAGATTACGCCTAACGATGGGAATTTACTGCCTATGCGTTAACGAATAAATCAAGAACCCGCCACCGTGCGGGTTTTTTGCTATGATGCCCCTTAAAAATTATCTGGGGGTTTTATGGCTTGGCAAGGAATTCCATATCCGTCTTTCATTTCAAATACTCTTGATGCTGGCTTAACGGTTACCAAAATACCTGAGATTATAGTTGATACAGGAATTGGTTGGGACACCATCTTTGGAGCTGTACTTGCTGCTTTTATCGGTGCAGCCCTACCAACTGCTGTGGCATGGTACACAATTAAAAAGAATGATGATTTAGCTGCAATAGATAGAGATAACCAACGTCATTTAGCGGAGATGGCTTTTGATTCTCAGGTGTTATCCACAAATAGACAACAATGGATTAATACCCTTCGAAGTTACTGCTCAGAGTTCATTGCGAGCTGTGAAAAGCATAAACGTTTTCGTCGATTGCACTCTGCCGAAAGAGATGCCGCTAGATGGGGTAAAGGAACGGATGAAAAAGCAGATGATTATTTTGATGTGGTAGTTGATTCTGACCATCGAATACTTGAGTTAGCAACTAATATACAGCTAATGCTAAATCCCCATGAATGGACGTCAAAGGCTATATTGACGTGCCAGAAAGACATGATGTATTTGTTAGAAAATGAAGACATCAATATGTTTTATGTTGATGGCTCAGAGGTAGAAAAAGCATATCGAAGACTAAAAGAACTGTATATTAAATCAAGTCAAAGATGCTTAAAGACAGAATGGAAGCGAGTTAAATTAAGAAAATAATGATTTTAAAAAGAAGGCTGCCTGAGGGTGGCCTTTTTCATATCTAGCGTCCAACTAAAAACCATCCACACAAGACCACTTTCTAGCTGAGAGTGGTTACGGCTGGGCGCAATCCCACTAATTAACCCTACCGCGCTGGTGGATGGGGGAGAACATGAAAATGGATAAGAACCCTGACCTATGGGCTCCCGTACTCGCTTGGCTTGCAGGTCATAAATCGGAAGGAAGTTATTCAGCTTTAGCATTCTTTGTTGCCTTTTTGCGAGGCGTTTATTCTGGGGATTCTCCGGTGTGGCGTCGTTTGCTCGATGCCGCTCTTTGTGCTGTTTTAGCCTTCTTTATTAAAGATGCACTAATGCTATTAGGCGTAGATACCGAGTGGTCATACATCGGCAGTGTATTCATTGGCTTTTTAGGTATCGATTACTTTAGTTCACTTTTGCGCCGAGTGGTCGGCAATAAAACTGGCCTCCCACCGCAACAATAAGGCAATTCAATGAAGCTCGAACAGTTTTACAAGGCGGCTGATATTAGCGCTGGATTAGCTGCGCGCTGGTTTCCGCACATCAATGCAGCAATGAAAGAATTTGGTATTACGGCGCCAATCGACCAAGCGATGTTTATTGCTCAAGTTGGTCATGAGTCGGGTGGATTTCGTCAGATTGTTGAATCCCTGAATTACACTTCAGGCGCGCTGGTGGCTGTGTTTGGTAAACGCATCACCCAACAACAAGCCAAAGCACTGGGCAGAACGGCAACGCAACCAGCGCGACAGGATGCGATAGCCAATCTGGTCTATGCCAATCGCCTAGGTAATAAAGCTGCCGGTGATGGCTGGAAGTATCGAGGCCGTGGACTTATCCAGATTACCGGCCTTGATAACTATCGCGCATGCGGCGCAACGCTAAAGCTCGATTTAGTGACCAAACCAGAGTTGCTCGAGTTAGAGCTGCAAGCTGCGCGTTCGGCGGCATGGTTCTACACATCAAAAGGCTGCATGGCCTACGGTGCTGACGTTTACCGAGTGACGCAGATTATCAACGGCGGCTTAAACGGTATCGATGATCGTAAGGTACGTTACAACAAAGCGCGGGCGGCGCTGATGGTATGAGAGCCTTTGCTGGGTTACTCAAGATTTACTGGAGGCCACTAACGTTAATAGCGCTGGTGGCTTTGTCGTTATGGGGGGCTTACTCAGTCGGCTATGACAGCGCTGATAAATCGTGGCAATTGAAATGGGCGCAGCGCGATAAAGTGGATTCTGATGCTCTAGCCCAGCGACAGGCAGATGAACGAGCAGAAGAGCAACGCAGACAACAGTCAGCAAATCAGGCGGCTAAAGATGCAGATCAAGATAACAAACAGCTCAAAGCTGATGCTATTAATGCTAAGCGCTCTGCTAACGGGTTGCGGGAACAGCTCTCACAACTCAGGCGCCAATTTGCAGACAGTGAAACCGGCAAGCTTTCCAGTGCTGCCAGTGCAAGCGCGTCAAAGTCCCAAGCCATCATATTGCTTACCCAGTTGCTCAGCGAATCTAACGAAGCAGCAGGAAAGTATGCAAAAGAGGCTGACCGCGCTTATATAGCTGGCAAAACCTGTGAGCGCATCTATGATAAACTAAATAATTATTAAGCAACTGCAGCAATTATTTAATTAATGCCTATGGTAATGCTATTCTAATATCCTTTTGGGAGGCTATATGACTACTAGTGATACTATAAGTGCAGTTTCATTAATTGTGGGTGTGTTTGCATGTGGTGCTACTGTATACGCGGCTTGCATGGCAAGAAAAGCTTTAAATACATGGAAGGAAAATGAGAAGTTTACACAGCTAGTTAGGCTGAAACGAGCGATTTTTTCTTATCGGCAAAAATTAGAAAAATTAAAACCCCAGAAAAAAAATAATAAAGAATTAGAGGAGTATATAGAAAATATTCTAGAGCCAGCACTTGCCGATATTTTTCACGAGATGAAATTATGTGGGTATGATGAAGGGGGAAGTGAGGAGTTTCAGCTATTTAATCAATTATTTGAAGCTCAGCGTGAATGTGAAGTTCCGCAGCTAAATTACAAATTGTTAATGAGTTGTATTTTGAAATTGCAAAAATCTATAAACGTCGATTTTAACAAAATCTAATCATGTTGTAGGCTATGAATGCCCACATACACTTCGTTGACCTCTTATAGCAGTTGTCTACGTCAGGAGAGTTAATATGTTAATTGGATTTTTCATGATAGTGACAACTTTAGTTGGCTTTTGTGCTGGCGCCCTAATCACACAGCGTCAAATGAACAATTTTGATAAAAAAATCACTGATATCAAAGATACGGTTAAAGACATTTATAACGCGATTCCTGTTGAAAAACGCAAACCTAATATTGTGGCAACTGTCCAACAGCGTTAACCACCTTTAAAGCATATTTAGCTTGATTGTTAAGCCGCCTAGGGCGGCTTTTTTTATGGGAGCAAACAGCCATGGCTAAACAAGATTGGGTAGCCAGGCAAAAGGAGTATTTAGCCGCATTCATCAGCACTGGCGTATCACCGAAAGAATGGTGTGAAGCAAAAGAAATTAATTACACATCAGCACGCCGCTATATAAAGAAGTCACCGGGCGCAATAACCCCAAAAAAATCTGCGCAGAAGCTTGCGAAATCTGCGCAAAAAAATGCGCAAAAGCCTGCGCAAAAAATCATATCTGAAGCCCTAGAAGATGATGGGGAAAGCACCCTGTCAATCGATCCTGAAGAATTCGGAATAACGCTTCAACAAGCATGGTTTGCGCACTGGTTCATCATTACCAAAAGCAGGGTAGAGGCCTACCGGTTAGCGGGCTATGAGGGGAAAGGAAACACCGCCTATGTGGGCGCTAGTCGCCTGTATAGGAATGATAAGATTCGCCGCGCAATTCGTTACCTGCAAGATAAAGTCGCAAAACGCTATCAAACCACTATTGATGAAGTAGTCCATCAGTTAATAGCCATAACAAAAGCCGATCCTAATGATTTGATGCAATACCGCCGGTTAAATTGCCGATATTGCTGGGGCGAAAATCATCTTTACCAATGGCGAGACATTGAAGAATTCGACAAGGCAGCAGCAAAGGCCGCCAGCGATAGTAGGCCGGAACCTGAATACGGCGGTTTGGGCTTTATAGAGAATTTAGATCCCAATCCAGATTGTCCACGCTGCCAGGGAGAAGGTCGCGGTCAGATGTTCATAGCTGACACTAGGGATTTATCAGATACGGACGCTCGCTGGCTATATGACGGCGTACAGCAGACGAAAGACGGGCTCAAGGTGTTAACGCGAAACAAAGATGCCGCTACCAAATTGCTTGCCACGTATTTGGGCATGGATGAGGGCATGCACGGAAAAGAGCTGCGTGATTTGGATATGGATCGCCGCAGATTAGAAAACGATCGGTTAAGACGTGAAATTAATCCTCCTGATTCAAGACCGCTAGAAGACGATTACCAATTGCAGGAGCTTAAACCGGATGAGCCAACCCCTGACAACCCAATCCTATAACGCAGCGGTTAGGCTAACGCCAAAGCAAGCAAATATTTATGCCTGGGGCTGGCAGCCTAAAGCACGTTTTCGCGATCCGGTATGTGGTAGGCGATTTGGTAAAACTTTTCTCGGTAAAGCAGAAATGCGCCGCGCTGCACGCCTAGCAGAAAAATGGCACGTCAGCGTAGAGGATGAGATCTGGTATTGCGCCCCGACCTTTAAACAGGCTAAGCGTGTTTTCTGGCGCCGATTAAAGCAGGCTATCCCGCCACATTGGCGCGACGGCAGGCCAAACGAAACAGAATGTGTGATCACACTGAAATCAGGCCATGTTATCCGCTGCGTAGGTTTGAATAATTATGATGATCTGCGCGGACCTGGGCTTTTCTTTGCGTTGGTGGATGAGTGGGCCGATTGCCCGTATGCAGCATGGGAAGAAGTATTACGCCCCATGCTTTCAGCCTGTAAATATTACATTGATGGGATAGAGCATATCGGTGGGCATGCGCTGCGCATAGGAACACCGAAGGGCTTTAATCATTGCTACGACACCTGGCTAATGGGTCAGGATGGCAGAGAGCCAGACCACATGAGTTGGCTCTATACCTCATTGGATGGCGGCAACGTACCGGCGGCGGAAATCGAATCCGCTCGGCGCACCATGGACCCCAAAACATTCCGCCAGGAGTACGAGGCCAGTTTTGAAAGTTATCAGGGCGTTGTTTATTACTGCTTTGATAGGCAAATGAATCACACGGATGATGTGATAAAGCCCGGCGACGAGCTGCATATTGGTATGGACTTCAACGTCGAAAAGATGGCAGCCGTGGTCTATGTGCTGCGTGAACATGGCTATCCTCATGCCGTGGCTGAGCACATGGAAATATTCGATACGCCTGCAATGATTGAAGTATTACAGGCCGCCTATCCTGATCACGATATTTCGGTTTATCCCGATGCTTCTGGCAAAAACAGAAAATCAAACAACGCAAGCCAATCTGATTTATCGCTGCTTGAAGACGCTGGCTTTGATGTTGTCGTAGATAATTCCAACCCTGCCGTTAAAGACCGTATAAACGCTGTTAATAGCATGCTGTGTAATACATACGGTGAGCGCCGCCTATTGGTAAATACGGTCAAATGCCCGAAATTTACCAAAGGTTTAGCGCGGCAGATTTACGACAAGAACGGTGAGCCGGAAAAAGACAAAGGCGGCAAGAAAAGCAAAAAAATGTTTGACCACGGAAATGATGCTGGTGGTTATCCGATCGCGCATCTCTTCCCAGTCAAACAACGTATTTATGATCTCAATATGGACACCACTTTCTAATGGCAAATAACGATATTACATTCACGCGCCCCGAGCACATCGCCGCTTGCCCTCTCTGGGAAACTGAGCGTGATGTTTGTCGTGGCCCGGTGGCGGTTAAATCTCGGGGGCATAAATACCTACCCAAGTTTGAGCCAGATAACACCACTGCAAAAAATATCCAGCGCAATGCCGATTATTTAATGAGAGCGGTTTTTTATGCCATCACCGGGCAAACGAAAATTGGTTTGCTAGGCCTTGCATATCGTCGGAGTCCTGCATTAGCCATCCCCGATAGATTGGATTATCTGAAGACAAACGCAGAAGGCGCCGGTACAAGCATTTACCAGCAATCACAGGAAACGCTAGAAAACATATTGGAAGTGGGGCGCCATGGGCTTTATGTCGATTACAACGAAACAGATAAACAATCCGTTATCCTTGCTTACACAGCCGAGGAAATCATTAACTGGCGAACGGAACGCATTAACGGAAAGAATAAACTGGTTCTGGTGGTGCTTCGTGAATGCGTGGAAAAAGCAGATGGATTTGGCTTCAAAGATGAGATCCAGTATCGAGAATTGGCTTTGGAGAATGGGAAATTCGTTGCCCGAGTTTGGCGCAAGGCGTCCGATGCTGCGGGAGCGTACGTTGCTGGAGATACGTACATGCCTGTGCCATTTGGCAAAGATTCATGGGATGAAATACCGTTTACGTTTATTGGTGCACAGAATAACGATCCCGAGATCGACGATTCGCCGCTTGCAGCGCTGGTTGAAATAAACTTAGGCCATTATCGCAACTCAGCAGATTACGAGGACAGCGTATTTTTCTGTGGGCAGATTCAGCCATGGATAAGTGGATTATCAAAAGAGTGGCGTGATTACTTAGAAAAAAAAGGCATTGCGTTTGGCTCTCGAAGCCCTCTGATGCTTCCTATGGATGGCAAGGCGGGATTTATTCAGGGCCAGCCAAACATGATTGTCAAAGAGGCTATGGATGATAAGAAGGCCTATATGATTGCCCTTGGCGCCCGATTGCTTGAGCAAAACGGTGCAGTAAAGACGGCAACCGAAGCTAGCGGCGATCAAGCCTCTGCCACATCGGTATTGGGTATCTGTTGCTCTAACGTATCTGAGGCTTACACGCAGGCTTTGAAATGGGGCGCTCGCTATCTAGGGCAGTCAGAAGAAAATATAAATTACGAAATCAGCCAAGAATTTATCGCTAAGCTGGTGGATGCGCAGATCATCACGGCGATTGTTTCGGCTTGGATGAATAAGGCACTTCCTAAAGAAGACATGATCCGCGCATTGCAAAAAATGGACATTATTGACCCAGCAAAGGATGTAAACGACGTTATCGATGCGCTCAGCGTAGAAGGGCCAACGTTTGTCGAAGGTGCGTAAAAACTACGGTCGAAGAATAGGGGGCCTAACCCGTGCCAACGGTGAACGAAAAGCTCGATACTGAAACTATTGCCCATTTGCTCTTTGTTAGCCGGTACTCAACTGGCGCGGCGAAGAAGATGGTCAAAATTCTCGACAAAAGTGATAAGGAATTGAGCGCCGCGCTGTTGATGGCGCTCGAGGACTTAGATCCAGAGAGTTTTACGGTTATGCGTTTGGAAAGCTTGCTGGGTGATGTGCGCAAGATTAATGATGCAGCCACAAAAGGCATGTTATCGGGCCTGCTGGAAGAAATAAACGGCTTTGCTGAATATGAATCTGGGTATCAATTAGATTTATTTAATTCGATTATTCCGAAAGATATTCTTTCGCATGTTCCACTGATGGGCATTTCCTTTGAACAGGTCTATGCCGCTGCGATCGCTCAGCCGTTCCAGGGGCGTCTGCTCAAGGAGTGGGCTAGTAATGTGGGCTCGGACCGGATAAGGCGCATCACCAATACTGTGCGCACGGGATATCTGCAGGGCGAAACTACTAATGATATCGTGCGGCGCATCAGGGGAACCAAGGCCGCCAATTATACCGACGGAGTTCTGCAAATCGGGCGAGCCAATGCCACCAGCATCGTTAAAACAGCGATTAGCCATACAGCTGCCATAGCGCGGAATAAGTTTGCTGAAAATAACAAAGATCTCATCACGGCAAAGCAGTGGAGCAGCACGATAGATACGAAAACCTCGGCTCCGTGCCGAATTCGTGATCGGCTGCGGTATACGCTAGCAAACAAACCGATAGGCCATCAAATCCCATACTTGCAGGGGCCGGGGAAACTTCATTTTAATTGTCGCAGCGGCGAAACGTTTATCACGGCATCCTGGAAAGATTTAGGCATTAAGAAAGATGAGCTCAGTAGCGCTACACGCGCCAGCATGGACGGGCAGATCCCAGCCCAAACATCGTATTTAGAATGGTTATCTAAACAATCAGCATATCGACAGGATCAGGTTCTAGGCGCTGAGCGTGGGCGGATCTATCGCGCAGGCGAAATTAAGCTTAGTGATATGTATACAGATAACGGCGAATGGTTAACGCTAGCGCAGTTAAAAGAGATAGAAACAGCCGGACGTAAGTCCGGTTTTTCTTTGGCTGATGCTAAAACGCTGCGTGACATTGAAAATGGTATGCAAGGTGTTATCGCTAACCAATTGCATTTTCCCGATGGAACGCCAATTGAATCTGCTAAAGAAGCAGCGCAAGCGATGAGCAATGTGTTAATTAAGTTCAACCTTGCGCCACTGTCTTCATTCAGCGAGCGGGAGGGGATGAAGGCATCTGCCGCAGGGGCTTACTTCAACGAAAATCAGTCTATTCATATTTCAGCTTGGGCGTTAGAGCAACAACGATGGGACGAAATTCGTAAGAATGGATCTGATGTTGATTTTCTTTCAATGTTACCTATCAAACAGCTAGATACGGTTAATGTTGCAGCAGAGAAAGCCGCTAAGGGATTTGCTTTTGAGTATGCAGCAAAGCAATCTGTAGCGGGTACTGTTACCCATGAAATGGGACATCACCTTTATTACTCTAATCTTGCTGAGCTGGAATATCTTTCCATAAAAGCTTATCAGGATGGCTGGTGGCGCCCTGTAAGTTACTATGCGGCAAGTAATGAGAGAGAATTGTTTGCTGAGGCCGTCGCGCTTTATATGTTGGGTGATGAGCGTGAGCATAAAAGAATAAACCCGGAGCTTTTAGAATGGCTGAAGAAAAATTCCCGTACTTAAAACAGGCAACAGCTCTATACCACGCCAACCCTAGACCAGATAACCTACTTGATGCCTTAGAGGAATTAAGCGATAAGGCTGGCGGAAATACGCCAGAAGCGCACATGATCGGGGGGCTGATTAGCGCGGCTGTGATGGATGATGCCAATAAAGACAGCTAATTAATCGAGGTTACATTATGACAGCATGCGAAATCAAAGAACGTATTGAGGCTGAAATAGGCGAGTTTATCGGCCTGAAATGCCGTGAATTGAAAGAGCAAACCGGTTTGAACGTGGTATCAATGGAAGTTTTACCGCGCCCGATGCGCAATGACGCTGAATGGAAAGGCCCCTGTGTAAGAATGACGCTAATCTAATATCAAAAAATAGCGCTTGCGGCGCCGCGTCGGTTTACACGTTTCTCCCATGCGAGCGCGAAGAGTACCAACCGCGCTAGTTAGCGGTACTATCTGAATATTTCGAATGGCTGCCTAAGGCGGCCTTTTTTATATCTGAAGCACGGCCCCGACTCAAAACGGGGCCTTTTTTATGGGCGAGGCCCGCAATAACTCCCAAGGGGAAAACCATGCTTTATCGTAATTTGTTTTTGAAATACTACGCACCAGCAGGTGAAGGCGAACAGGGTGGCGCTGGTGGTGTTGAAATCACACCAGAAATCCAAGCCATTATCGATCAACAAGTTGCTGATCAGGTCAGTGGCTTAAAAAATAAAAACAACAGTTTAATCGGCTCTGAAAAGGTGCTGAAAGAAAAACTTGCTGCTTTTGAAGGTATCGACCCGGTAGCAGTGCGCTCTATCTTGCAGCGTTTTTCCAACGATGAAGAGGCCAAGCTGATTTCAGAAGGGAAAATTGACGAAGTATTAACGAAACGAACAGATCGTATGCGCGGCGATTTCGACTCTAAATTGAAAGCTGCCAACGACCGCGTTGATAAAGCAGAAAGCATTGCAAAACGATATTGCGATCGCGTTCTGGGTGATTCCATTCGTTCAGCAGCGCTCAAGGCAGGGGCATTACCGGGCGCAACAGATGATTTTATCTTTCGTTCAAAAGGCATGTTTACCCTCGGAGAAGACGGTGAGGCCGTCGCTGTTGATAAAGATGGCAATGTAATGCTCGGGAAAGACGGCAAATCTCCACTATCCCCGCTTGAGTGGGCCGAATCTCTTAAGGAGGTCGCCCCGCACTTATGGGCCGCTGCTGCTGGCACTGGCGCTGGCGAACACAAAAACGGCGGCACCGGTGCATTGGATCGAGCCAAAATGACTCAGGCGCAGAAAAACGAATATATTCGGACTAATGGGCGTGAAGCCTACTTACGTCTTCCAAAATCTAAGGAACAATAATTATGCCAACTACAGTAAATAACGATCTGATCATCTATAACGATCTCGCTCAAACCGCGTTTTTAGAGCGTCGCCAAGATAATCTGGATATTTTCAATACTTCCTCAAACGGCGCCATCGTTCTGGATAACATGTTGATCGAGGGAGATTTCAAAAAGAGCGCTTTCTATGTCCTAGGCGGTACTATCGAAGCTCGCGATGTTAACTCTGAAGCTAAAGTGGACTCCAAAAAAATCGGCGCAGGCGAAGCGATTGGCGTTAAGGCACCTTGGAAATATGGCCCTTACACAACCACTGAGGAAGCATTTAAACGCCGAGGGCGCAGCGTAGATGAATTCTCATCTGTGGTAGGTATTGACGCCGCCGACGCATCGCTTGAAGGTTTCGTAAAATATGGCCTGAAAGCACTTGAAGCGGCAATTAGCTCTAACGCTGAAATGGTGGTTACTGCTGACATTGCTACCGATGGCAAAAAGACGTTAACCCGAGGTATGCGTAAATACGGCGATAAGTTCGGGCGCATCAGCCTGTTCGTTATGCATTCGGCTTCATATTTCGACATTGTGGATGAAGCGATCACAAATAAGATTTACGAAGAAGCGGGTGTAGTGGTGTATGGCGGTTTGCCAGGTACGCTGGGTAAGCCGGTTCTCGTTACCGATACCGCGCCGATTGATGCGATTTTCGGCCTGCTGCCTAATGCGGTCGCAGTTACTGAATCCCAAGCACCTGGTTTCCGTTCTTTCGAAATCAATGATCAAGAAAACTTGGCTATTGGTTATCGTGCTGAAGGTACTGTAAATATCGAATTGCTCGGCTATAGCTGGGTAGAATCCGCTGGTGGCGCAAACCCTGATTTAACCAAAATCGGCAATAAGGCGAACTGGAAGAAACACGCGAAGGATAACAAAGTTACAGCGGGCGTGATGATCAAGCTTAAGGCGGACAGTGCGGGGGAGTAAAACTATCGGCGGATAAAACATCCGTCACCGCCGATGGAACTGATAGCGCTACAATTTCCCTAATGTTCACCAAAGACGGCCAGCCGGTAAGCGGGGCGGCTGTTAGTTGGAGTACAACGGCGGGAACGTTGAGCAGTGAATCAGGCAAGACGGGCGCAGCGGGTGGTGCAACGACTAAATTGTCGTCTGATACTGCTGGTGCTGCTGTAGTAACAGTTACCGTTAATGGCATTGAAGCCAAGACGGAAAGTATTACTTTCAACGCGGAAACACCGCCAGAAAATAAATAATGCTAGGGGCTTAGGCCCCTTTTTCTTTTCAGGGGGATGAATGATCACAACAGATCCCACATCACCAGATTTTAATAGCTATGCATCTGTAGAGGATTTGGCTGCGTTTGCGGTTTCCCGATCCATTACGCTGCCCAATGAAACCGAGCCGCTACTCGTCAAAGCCATGGACTATTTAAACGGATTAGGATGGGAGGGGCAGCGTACAGAACCCGATCAGCCGCTAGCATGGCCCCGTTTAGGCGTAGATTTTGATGGGCGCCCATATCCATCGGACAAGATCCCCCGCGAATTGAACACCGCGCAATGCATGTTGGCTATCGAAGCCAAAAGCGGAGATCTATTGGCATCCAACCGAACCGCAGCCATTAAGCGAGAGCGCATAGAGGGCGCTATTGATACTACCTATGCCATAGCAGATGGCGAATTATTCACGCCAAGTTATCCCGCCGTAGATGCTCTGCTAAGTGATTTTCTATCTGGTGCCGGTGTTGGCTTTGCTATTAACTCATTCTCAAGGCGCGAATAATGACGACGATTGCTTTTGATGGGAAAACCCTGTCTGCTGATTCATTGGTTACTTATGACGGCATGCGCGTAGGCAATTCTGAAAAGATTGTAAAAGTTATTGGCGGCATGCTGGGCAGCGCGGGCAATTCAGAGGATGTTACGGCGGCAGAAGCATGGTTTAACGCCGGGCGCCCAGAACAGCGGCCTGTATTAACCAGCTATATCGGGATTTTTATTCCTGATGATGGCAGCGTCCCGCAGGAATATAACGAAAGATTGGTCCAGATGGCATTGCCTACCAATTCCCCATGGGTAGCCGGAACCGGCAAATGTTTTGCAATGGCGGCTATGCTGGCAGGTAAAACAGCCCCAGAGGCCGTAGAGATTGCCATTAAGCTGGATATATATTCAGGCGGCCCAGTACGGGTATATTGCCCGCCGACGGCAACAATGGACGACTCGAAACCCTATGGCGAAGATCAATCGTTAAAGCTGGGCGCCTTTCCGGGGTCTGCCTTACTACCTGCGGAGTAATCGCTATGGATTACGAAGGAGCGCAGCGGCGCTTGATTGATGCGGTAAAGCGTAACGGGATTGCATACCCGCTAATTCGTGGGGGCGGCGTAATCAATGAAAACGGCGTAGAAGTCGAAGTGCCAGAAGTGAAGATGGATATTAACGGACTGGTTATCGCTTACAAGCTGAGCGAAATAGACGGCTCTCTAATCCAATCGGGAGATATTCAACTTATCGTTACACCTGAAAAAGAAATCCGCATAGGCGATCACATCGAAGTGGATGGCAAGCGATACCGGGTGGAACAGTCAAACCCAATTAAACCCGCCAACGTGCTGCTGGCTTATAAACCGCAGTTAAGGGCATGACATGGGCCTTAATAATCAGTTTAGAGATTCACTAAAGCTATTTGTTGAAGATTCGAAAGCCGACATGGAAGAAGTGGTGCGGCGTACTGGTATTAATATTCTGGGGCGGCTGGTGGATATGTCGCCGGTGGGCAATCCTGAGACATGGGCGATTAACCAAACCGCTTCCCAATACAATCAGGCAGTTTACGAGGCTAACGAGGCCGCGAAGCAAGATCCAGCCAACCTAACGAAAACTGGGCGACTTAAAAAGAAAGCCCGTATTTCTGACAGCATGGATATTAAGACACCGCCAGGCTATACCGGTGGGCGGTTCAAAGGGAACTGGCAGATTGGATTGGATCAGGAACCCAGCGGAGAAACAGGTCGCATAGACCCAAGCGGGGGTATGACAACGGCGCAAGGTAATGCAAATCTTGCCGGGTTTAAAGTTGGCATGAAGGCCATTTTCTTTGTAAATAATGTTCCGTATGCCTATGCATTAGAGGTGGAGGGGCATTCAATGCAGGCACCCGAGGGCATGATCCGTATCGTTGCTAAAGATGTGCCAGCCATCGTACGTGAATCAATTCAAGAGGTTAAACAATGAGAATTTCCGTTGATAGTGATGATCCGGGTAATGAAAATTTCCAGAGAATGGGATTAGCCAAAGTTTTTCTAGACGGCAAGGAAATAGATCGCGTTATGACCGCCGACGAAGAAGAGGGCTACATTGTGCGCCTTAAACTAAATGGAATGGGCATCCCTGAAATCGATCCAGAAACCCAACTATTTGCATTAGAAACGCTTTATGGGGTTGTGGGTATTGAGCCGATCCCTATTCAGCCACCATCAGGAATAGGAATTGTGCATGACGACGCAGCGGATAACTCAACTATTTGAAACCAAGCTTGCCGTCGTTGCCAGTGCGCTAAATCTCAAAATTGCCATGGAGAACATCGTATTTGAGCCGGATAAAAATATTTACCTGCGTTCTCATATTTTGCCAGCGAGCACCGATGTTATCGATCTGGCTGGCACGATGAAGGTATATAAAGGAGTTTTTCAGGTCGATATCGTCGCCCCTGCTGGCACTGGTAAGACAAAAGCAGGAAACATAGCCGATAGCATTATCGAGGCTTTCCCAAACAACCTAGAACTTTCAGAGCGCGAGTTTACGGTATGGATAGACGGCGAACCTAACCGCATGCGGGCTCTATCTGATTCAACGCGCTATTTGATCCCGGTGAGTATTGATTATCGGGCCAATACCACTACGGAGTAATTAGGCATAAAAGTGGCTATTGATTGTATCGAAATTGATGCTGCTATTGAAAAAGTCTCTTTCTTCTCGAACTGGTAGGGTGCCTACCGGCTGGCATACTGTAAGACCCTAATTCTCCACCAGCACCAACAAATCCACTCAACCGCCTACAGGCGGTTTTTTATTACATAAAATCGGAGAAAAACCCATGGGATTTGCATTACCTAATGGCGCTCACGTTTACATCGCCAAGAAATATGGCGCCGTAACAAGCATTACCAGCGCCACCAATGCTCCAGAGACGGTCCTCACCATTGAAGGGCCAACCACTGCTAAGGTGGGAACCATCGTGCATATTAATTCTGGCTGGTCTGGGCTTGATGAATTAATCGCTCGCGTTAAAGCGGTTGATGAAAACGCAGTTACACTCGAAGGCATTAACACTTCGAATATTGATAAATTCCCTGCGGGCGGTGCTGCAGGCTCCATTCGAATTATAGAGGAATGGATCGAAATTTCGCAGATTACCGATGTGGCTAATGCTGGTGGTGAGCAACAGAATATTCAAATCCAATTTTTAGCAGATGATACCCAGCGAAACGTAAACACGTTTAAAAATGCGCGTTCTCAAACCTATACCATTGCACACGATTCTAGTTTGCCATTCTATCCGGTGTTAACGGCAGCGGATGAAACCCAAGATACCTTGGCCTCATATATGTTCGTGCCCAAGGCAAAAGAAAATCGTTACTGGTCTTCGAAGGTTTCATTCAATGAAACGCCTAACACTGCGGTAAACGCAGTAGAAACCGTTACAGCTGTATTGAACCTTCAATCACCTGCGATGGTGTTCTATAAGCTAACCAGCGGTGCAGCTAAAGCTGAAGTGCAAAAGGGTGTTCCTACCGTGAAGGTGGCAGCGCCAAATAACGGATCAGCCTCGTAAAAACCTCCACACCTAATAACCCGCTCCGGCGGGTTAATCTCTCAGACTTTGTTTCAAAAGGAATATGATAATGGCTACTGAATTTACGCTCATCCCTAACCCTACTTTTACTGCTATCGCGACCATTCCCCGCGCGGGCCTTGATGATGGCGAAATTAAATTTACATTTAAACATCACACGCCAGTAGAAATTAAAGATAAGCTGCGCGATATGAAGGCCGAAGAAGCTAAAGCCAAGAAAAATAAAAAAGAAGAAGAGGACGAAGAAAAAACGCTTAATTATGATTTCGCGTCTGAGTATGTTTTGTGGATTGCCGAAGGCTGGTCGCTTCCAGATGCATTTACCAAGGCCAATATTATTACGATGCTGCAAAACTATCCCCGCGCTTATGTCTCTATTACCGGCGCCTATAATGACGAGCTGATCGCCTTTCGCGTAAAAAACTAATTGCGCTTGCTGAGGCCCACTACACGCCTGAAATTCCCATGGACAACGCTTTCGGCCTTAGCCCGGATGATTACGATGATGTGATTGTAGAGATATGGCCCGATACACTAACGCCGTTTAATGTCTTCGTTTCTATGACAACACAATGGCGTACCGGCATGGGCGGGGCGAGCGGCCTAGATTACAACTGTTTACCATGGGTTATGAAATTACAGGGTGTAGAGGACGAAGCAAGCGCGTTAAAAGATATCCGCATTATGGAAGCCGCCGCGCTTAGGATAATGCACAAAGATTAAGCCCCTCAATGGGGCTTTTTATATTCTGGGGGCAGCATGGCTGAAGAGTTAGGCAAGATTGTTTTTAAGGCCGATACCAGTGATTTAGATCGCGGTGCAACTGCGCTTGATAAATTCGGCGAGGCGGGAGACAGGGCGGCAACCTCCGCTGATGCATTGAATGCATCTTTTGCGGATACCGCAGCCAGTAGTAAAAATCTAAATTCTGCTTTTGCTGCTGGGGCAGCCATTCGGGATGAAGTATCTCAGTCTTACCAAGGCACTACAAAAGAATTACAGGGATTGCAAAAGGAATTGGTCAGCATTCGGGCGAAAGTCGATCCTGTGGGTACTGCCTTTGATAATCTAGCGCAAATGTCTGACAAGCTTCAGGAGGGGTTGAAAAGAGGTCTGATAGACCCGTCAGATTATGCTTCTAGTATCCGTGGTGTGGACTCTTTAACAGAAGCGCTCGAAAAATCAGTATACGAAACTACAGCAGCAGGGCGAGCCGCTAAAGAGCTTGAGCAAACGGAAAAGGCCGCAGCGGCTGCTAAAGAGAATTTTATTGCCAAGTTGCGCGAACAGTCCGAGATGCAGGGTAAGACAACCGCCGAAATATTGGAGTATAAAGCCGCTCAACTCGGCGCTACGGCAGAATCTGCGCCATTTATCTCAGCCCTTAAAGCGCAGGAAACCAATTTTAAAAAGGGTGCCATTTCTGCTGGGCAATACCGCGAGGCAATGCGTCAACTCCCTGCTCAGTTTACCGATATCATTACATCCATAGCCTCTGGGATGCCGATTTATATGGTAGCCATCCAACAGGGCGGGCAAATTAAAGATTCATTCGGTGGCATAGGAAATGCCGCAAAAGCGATGATCGGCATGCTTAATCCTGTAAGTATTGGGATCGCTGCTGTTGTTGGTACACTCGGGACTTTAGCCTATGGGCTTATACAGGGTGAAAAGGAAGCTAGCGAATTCAACAAACAGCTCATATTAACGGGTAATTATGCCGGGGTAACGGCAGATCGTCTTGCCGATATGGCTACCGACATCAGCAAAGAGTTAGGCACCACGGCTGGGGCTGCCAAAGCACTGGCGGCAACCGTCAGCACCGGAGCATTTAAGGGCGATCAGTTAAAATCTATAGCTACCGCCGCTGTAGCTATGCAGGAAGCAACCGGGCAGGCGATTGACAAAACGATAGGTAACTTTCAACGCTTAATGACAGAGCCTACAAAAGGATCATTAGAGCTCAATAAGCAGCTTCATTATTTAACAGCAAGTACCTTTCAGCAGATATCGGCCCTTGAACAATCAGGGAACGTAACAGATGCAGCTCGCATTGCATCAGATGCCTATGCAGACGCATTGGCGAAGCGAGGCACAGAAGTTCAGGCAAATCTCGGCTATATTGAATCGGCATGGCATACCATAAAAGATGCCGCCGCCAGTGCTTGGGATGCGATGCTAGATGTTGGTAGGCAAGAGACAATCTCACCAGAAAAAGCATTAAGCGCTGCTCAGCAAAAGCTCAAGGGATTACAGGAAACGCTTAAAACTCTGCAGCAACCTACTGGGCCAAAGGGGGTTGCTAACTATTTGACCGGTGGCGGAGGATTCCAGTCAGAGCAAAGCCTGCAACAGAAACAAGATGCACAAGCCAGAATTGAATCGGTAAAAGCAGAAATCGTTGCGTTACAAAAAGGGATAGATCTGCGCAATGACCTAAACACCACCACGCAAAAAAGTAATGAGATAAACGATGCTGCCATTAAAGGACAGGAATCGTTTAATAAATTCACTAAGGCTGGCACGACGAGCTTAGAAAAACGCAATCTAGCTTTTAAAGAGCTTGATAAAAGCGTAGCAGCATTGCGTGAGGCTAGTAAAACCGATCCGGCTATCAAAGTACCTACAGAGGCTGAAATAGCGAAAGCGCGAGCGGGTATTGAAAAGCTCTATAAAGATCCAAAAATCGCCAAACCAAAGGCCGTTACTGTTACCGGTGGAGAAAAGGCTCTAGATTTAGCCGATCAGCAAACGCTAGCCCTTAAAGCTCAACTTAAGCTATTAGAGAGCCACAGCTATGCCGATGAGAAGATCAGCCAACAGCGCAAGGATTTGCTGAATACTGAGGCACAGATAGAAGTATTAACAGCGGCAGCCAGTAAGCGGAAACTCACGACGAATGAACAGTCATTATTAGCTTCGCAAAAAGCGCTAATTCCCAAAAAAGAAGAGTTGGCCGTTATCGGCGATCAAATATTAGCGCAGCAAAAATTAAACGATTTAGTGGATTATGGCGCTTCAATTGATAGAGCTACCGCCCAGATAGTTGGCAAGCGCGGTCTATCCGATCTTCAATCGCAGCGGGCCGACGAAGCCCAGCAGCTTTTAAATACCTTCATAAAAGCTGGTGGAGATCTGAACGATACTGAAAGCCAGTACACACAGCAGTATTTAATCAATTTGGATAAAATTGATAATAAATACAATGAAATTAAAGAATCTCAAATGGACTGGAGCGGCGGTATTAAAGCGAGTCTAGGCAATTGGCTAGATGATGCTGAAAATGTTGCTGACAGCACAGGGCAAGCTATGTCCTCTGTTTTAAACGGGGCAGTTTCAAATATTGCCGATGCACTAAATAACTCCAAATCAGATTGGCGAAGCTACACGGTTTGCATTCTGAAAATGATAGAAGAGATCATTCTTAAATTGACCATTGCAGCGACCGTTAAGGCGGGATTAGAAGCGGCAAAAGGTTCTAGTCTGGGATGGCTCTCAAGTCTTGGCGGTGCTCTTGCTGGTGGGGCTAGTGGAGGCGGTTCCGCTGCTGCTGGTAGTACTGGCGCAATGGGAATGCCCACTGATTGGGCTAGTTATGCAAAATTTAATACTGGTGGTTATACCGGCGCAGGCGACAAGTACGAGCCCGCAGGTATTGTTCATAAAGATGAATTTGTATTCAACAAAGAGGCCACTAATCGCATTGGGGTCGATAACCTCTATTCTTTGATGCGTGGTTATGCTGATGGAGGTCTAGTTGGTGGCCCCCGTAAGTCTCCAGTAGCGGGGCTTGGTGGGGGCAGTAGCAATTTCAATATTCAAACATCAGTATCAATCGATAACAGCGGTGGGCAACAACAGCAAACGGCGGCGCAGGGCGAGTTAATTGATAGTGTTATGCGCCAAAAAGTTATTGGCATCGTTTCCGAGCAGCTTGATAAAGCTATGCGTCAAAGTGGGCGTATAGCTTCATTTGTCCAAGCAAAAGTTGGGAGGTAACGGCAAACGCTCTACAGCTAATCGCTCCATTATTATGTATCAAATTAACCCGCCTAGTGCGGGTTTTTGTATTTCAGGAGATTAAATGGCCTTAGAGACTTTTAAATGGCGAACTCAGGGGCAGCCCGAGGGTACTTACGCACATCGAATACGCACTGCACAATTTGGTGATGGTTATAAACAAGTTGCTGGTGATGGTCTTAATCCAGAAACGCAGAGTTGGCCCCTTTCTTTTAGTGGTATAGAAAAAGATATGCTGCCGATACTTACTTTCATGCGTAAGCACACGCTTTCTTCTTTCATATGGCCCCCGCCTTTTGGTGAAAAGGGTCTTTACCGTGTAGTCGCCGATTCCATCAGAGCCATGCCTATAGGCGGAAAGTCTATGACAATAGCCGCTACCTTTGAACAATCCTCTCAACCATAAAACGAGTAAATCTAATGGGAATTACAAACGATGTTCAAAAGCTTGAACCAGGTAATCGTATTCGGCTTATTGAAGTTGATGGCGATGATTTTGGTGCCGGTATTCTGCGCTTTCACAATTGTACTTTATTGCATTCACCTGCTGAGATTGAAGCCGCTGGTGGCAACGAGGGAAAGTTAAAAGCGAAATCGATATGGTGGCAAGGTAATGAATATGGTGCGTGGCCTTATGAGATCACTGGTGTATCCGCATCGACCGATGGCAGTGCAGCGCAGCCAAAATTAAGCGTCGCTAATTTAGACGGTATGATAGGAGCTATTTGCCGGGAGTATCAGGATATGGTGAAAGCAAAAGTCAGCATTCACGATACATTTTCGCATTATCTCGATGCTAAAAACTTTCCTGAAGGCAACCCTGAAGCCGATCCACTCCAAGAGTTTCTACAGGTTTTCTATATTGATAGCCGCAGTGCTGAAACCTCAGAATCTATTGAGTTTACGCTTAGTAGCCCACTTGATTTACAGGGTTTACTCATCCCAACCAGACAAATTACATCGGTTTGTGAATGGGCAAGGCGGGGCCAATATCGGACGGGTGATGGTTGTGCATATGCAGGACAAAACGGCATGTTTACTCGAGAGGATGTACAAACTGATGATCCGAGTAAAGATGCTTGCCCAGGTTGGTTATCTTCTTGCAAGATGCGATTCGGTGAAACTGAACAATTAGATTTTGGTGGGTTTCCCGGTTCGGCACTGATCAGAAGGTAATGGTATGCGAGAAAAAACAAAAGCAGCCATCATGGCGCATGCCGAGCATGAGTACCCTTTAGAATGCTGCGGCGTTATCTGCCAGAAATCCCGAGTTGAAAAGTATTTCCCCTGCCGCAATATCCTGCCACCAGCTGATAAGAAAGAGAACGGTCCAGAGTTTGGTTTCATTCTATCCCCAGAGGATTACGCAGACGCTGAGGATTGGGGCGAGATTATCGCTATAGTACATAGTCATACCAATGCCACTACTCAGCCCAGTGAGCGTGATATGAATCTGTGCGATGTAACCAAGCTACCATGGGTCATTGCTTCATGGCCTGAAGGAGATATAAGAACGTTGAACCCACGCGGGGATCGGCCTTTAACTGGGCGCTGGTTTGATTTGGGATATGCTGATTGCTGGTCACTGATCTGCGATTATTTCCGACTAGAGCATGCCATTAGCCTGCACAATTACAGCGTTGATTATCATTGGTGGGAAAAAGAATACACCGATAATTTTTATCATGATAATTGGTATGAGTGCGGTTTTCGTGAGTTTGACGGGCCGACCAAAGAAGGCGATATGGTGATCATGCAGGTACAGGCAGACAGATGGAACCACGCGGGATTACTCGTAGGAAATAATATGCTGTTGCATCACATGTACGGACAAATTAGCCAGAAAGTGCCGTATGGCGGGTACTGGCGAGAGCGAACCATGAAAATCGTGCGTTATAAGGATCTGATGTAGTATTCTTTTCACACTTATTGCACTAAAAAGGGGCGACGGGGTGAAAAAAACAATCATTGTATTGACCATGCTGCTAGTGGGATGTTCAAGCGCTAAGGAAGTGCGGCAATCTCAGCCCGTATTAAGTGGAGAAACGCATAAATCAGTACAGAATTTTTCCGCGTGTGTATCTGAAGAATGGGGAGATATAGGGCTAAGTAATCCTCCTATAGCGTTGCCCATTGAGAACGGCCAATCAATCCAGATATTAAACGAATGGGGAAAGCCTGCATTTATCCTTGATATTGAACATAGTGAAGATATTAATAAGTTTAAATATTACGTAAGCACTTACCGCTATGTAAACAGCTCTTTTAAAGAAGCTATATTAAAATGTAAATAAAACAGAGTTAATGAAAACCCGCTTCCCGAAGCGGGTTTTTTCGTTTGTGCGAGGTAGTTATATGAATCAACAAAAAACTGTAATTCGTCTGGGTGGTCCAATGATCGGGCTTTTTGGGAAGTATCACCACCGGCTGTTAGAAACTACGGCACCGCAGGAAGCAATTAAAGCTCTCTCTTTAACCTTGCCCGGCTTTGAACAATATTTAAACACTGCAAAGGTACGTGGGCTGGCCTTCGCTGTTTTTGTGGGTAAGCGTAATATTGGTAAAGATGATTTATCCATTGGTGCTGGTGGTAGCGAAATTAGAATCATGCCAATCATCATTGGGAGTAAGCGTGGTGGTGTTTTTCAAACAATATTAGGCGCAGCCCTAATTGCGGCTGCATTTTTCGCCCCTGCAGCATGGGCGGCTGCCGTTCCATATTTATACAGTGCGGGTGCATCTCTTGCTCTGGGCGGCGTAATACAACTGCTAACGCCACAAATGCCGGGCTTAGGGATGCGGCAAGACCCAGATAATAAGCCTTCTTATGCCTTTGGTGGCCCAGTTAACAGCACGGCGCAAGGCAATCCAGTTGGTGTCCTTTATACACAAGACAATAATAGAGAAATTGGTGGTGCGATAATCTCAGCAGGTATCTACACCGAAGATCAGCAATAAAAATCCTTCAAGTTTCATAAGGTCGCCTTTGGGCGGCCTTTTTTCGTTATGGAGCACAACGCATGCAGATGATCCACGGTAAGAAGGGCGGCGGCGGAAGTGGGCATAAGCCACGGGAAACGCCAGATAATGCGCAATCAACTGCCTATGCAAAAATATTGCTAGCGCTAGCTGAGGGTGAGCTAGGCCCAACATTAGACGGAAGAAATATTTTTCTAGATGGCACACCAGTACTCAATCAGGACGGAAGCACTAATTTTGAGGGGCTTAAATACGAATATCGATCTGGCACACAGGCGCAGGATTACATCCAGGGCATGCCGGATACTCAAAACGAAATCACGATAAATACGCCGTTGAAAAATTCTCAGCCTTGGACTCGCGCTATTAATAATACGCAGCTTTCTGCCGTTCGTGTGCGCTTGGGATTTCCTATGCTGCAAGAGCAAAAGGATAATGGCGATACTGTTGGTTATCGGATCACTTATGAAATTGATCTCGCAACTAATGGTGGTCCGTTCGAAAAGGTTTTATCTGCCGCAGTAGATGCAAAATTTACCACGCTTTACGAGCGCAGCCATCGCATAGACTTGCCAAAATCTCCAACGGGGTGGCAGATACGCATTCGCCGCACATCTGCAGATACCACATCAAACAGGATTAACAGCCTTTCCAATGTCGAGGCAATCGCAGAAATCATTGATGCGAAATTGCGCTACCCAAACACAGCATTACTGTATGTAGAATTTGACGCATCACAATTTCAAAACATTCCCAAAATTAGTTGTCGCCCCGATGGGCGTTATATTCGAGTGCCGGATAATTACGATCCGCAAACGCGCACCTATAGCGGAAACTGGGAAGGTGCTTTTAAATTCGCCATAAGCAACAATCCGGCATGGGTACTTTTTGATCTCATTATTGAAAAGCGGTTTGGCCTTGGTCAGCGTCTTAATATTACCCAGGTTGATAAATGGGAACTATACCGAATCGCTCAATATTGCGATCAGATGATTTCTAACGGGCGTGGTGGATTGGAGCCGCGCTTTTTATGTGATGTTTATATCCAATCACAGCAAGAAGCCTTTACCGTTCTGCGAGATTTCGCAAGCATATTTCGTGGCATGATGTCATGGACCAATAACAAGCTAGTTATATTGTCAGATATGCCTCGAGATGTGGATTATAGCTTTTCTCGCGCAAGCCTAGTCGGCGATCCGATTTATTCCGGCGGTAGCCAAAAAAACCGCTATTCCACAGCCATGGTGAGCTGGTCCAATCCGCTTAATGGTTATCAGGATGAAGTAGAGCCCGTTTTCGATGCAGATTTAGTTTTTCGCTATGGCATAAATGAAACGCAGATCACTGCTATCGGTTGTACCCGCCAGACAGAATCACAGCGCCGTGGGAATTATATTCTGTTAACTAACAGCAAGGATGAGGCTGTTAGTTTCACTCCTGGGCTTGATGGGGCTTTACCCCCTCCGGGTAGCATTGTCAGCTTGCCAGATGAAAGACGCGCTGGGCGGCCTATAGGTGGGCGCATATCTAAAGTAAACGGGCGTAATGTCACCCTAGACCGTATACCCGGCGGCAAAGCTGGCGACCGGCTGCAGGTTAATTTGCCTTCTGGTGTGATGCAATCGCGAACCATTGAAGCTATCAATGATAGAACAGTCACTGTATCTCTGGCTTATAGCGAATTACCCGAAGCCGAAGCGGTGTGGGGTATCGATGCTGACGATCTGGCTATTAAGCTTTGGCGGGTAATCGGTGTTTCTGAGAATCAAAACAATACGTATGCTGTTCAGGGCATCGAGTATGACCCTAATAAGTTTTTACGTATTGATACTGGCGTTAAAATTGATAGTCCACCAACCAGTGTTATACCTCCAGGTGTTCAAGCCCTGCCAACCAATATTACGATCACAAGTTTTTCAGTTATTAATCAAGGGCTCGCCGTTACGACGATGCATGCTGCTTGGGATGTTACTCAAAATGCTATCGCCTATGAGGCGCAGTGGAAAAAGGATAACGGCAACTGGATAACCGCGCCACGCAGCTCTACAGCAGGTTTTGATATAAGCGGTATTTATGCTGGGCGATACCTTGTGCGTGTCCGGGCCATTAATGCGAGCGAAGTATCATCCGTATGGGCTACATCCATGGAAACGGAGCTTAAGGGCAAAGAGGGGAAGCCGCCGCAACCGATAGGATTTAAGGCCGAAGGCGTGTTTATGGCAATTGATCTTTCTTGGAGTTTCCCAGCCGATGCGGGTGATACGCTTAAAACGGAGATACAGCGGAACACTATAAATAGTGAAGAGGGCGCGATATTACTATCAGATATCCCTTATCCACAAAGAATCTACCAGCATGGGCCTATGGCAGCGGGAGCAGAGGTATTTTATCGTGCGCGGCTGGTGGATAGGAGCGGAAACCAAGGTGAGTGGACAGACTGGATACAAGGATTATCGAGCACAGATTTAAATTTAATCGGCGATATCATTCAAAAAGGAATCGAGGAGTCTGACACTTTCAAAGAGATCGACAAAAACCTAGTCGATTCGAATGCTCAGCTTCAATCCGCAGCAGATGCTGCAATTCAGAATGCGCTTGCAAATGATGCTGATGTGCGCCGCTGGATGGTGCAGAACGGCGACCGTAAGGCGGAAATAATCGAAACTCAGCAACTTGTCGCTGATGAAACAGAAGCAAGGGCAACGGCGGTTACTCAGTTAAAAACGCAGACGGATAAAACCAGTTCAGATTTAACAGAGTTTCGCGAAACCGTAGCAAAAGATAATGAGGCTACGGCACAGAAAATCACACAGCTTAATAGCAAAACGGACACTACAAATAGCAACATTACAGAGTTGAGCAAAACCGTTGCAGAGGGCGATAAGGCATTGTCTGAGAAGGTTTCAGCACTTACTACAACGGTAAATGGAAATACGGCAGCGATTCAAACCAAGGCCACCACCAATTTTAATCAGGCTGGTGTCGGTAGCGCGGTTTATTCCATCAATGCCGGAGTGACTTACAACGGTGTGTATCATTCAGCCGGTTTTGCCATCGGAGCAGATGTAACCGCTGCCGGTGCCGTTACTACAAGGATACTGTTTAAAGCCGATCAGCTCGCGTTCATGACTAGTGCCGATGGCAAATCCTACGGTATGCCGTTCTTTATCTCTGGTGGGCAGGTATTCATACAAAACACGGTTATCCAAAACGGATCGATTGATAGTTTAAAAATTGCCAATACATTGCAATCTAATAATTTTGTATCGGGCAAATCCGGTTGGCGTCTTGATAAGAATACAGGCTTGGAGTTTGCAACGGTGTTACCGGGTGGCGGGCGTGCCGTTTATGATGGTTATGGAATGTCCATGTATGACAACAACAACGTTAAACGTTTTGGTGCGGGGTATAAGCCATAATGGGCACTTACGGTGTTTTCGCATTTAATGCTAAAGGTGTTGAAACGAGCGCGATAGATGGGCGCTCGTTTTGTCTCGATGTAATTCAGATTACAGGAGCCAATAGGAAAGGTAGCAAAAGCTATCCGAGCTTAAATACTTCTTTGTATCTTCTAGAAGTAGCAATTTCAGGCACGGGTGGCTCTGTTGCCGGTTGGACCCGAGTCACTGTTAGTGGAAATACTGTTTCATGGAGCAGCCAAGCCGATAGTACGGCCTCTGAAGCCTTTATTTTTGTTTGCCAAAAGGAGAAGTGAGCATGCCTTTTTATGTTGAGCTGAAAGGCTCCAACGGCAAAACCGTTTACGATACGACTTTGAGAAATTTCTCTTTAATCTCTCGGCAGCAGGTTATGGTTTCTAGCGGCAGTGGTGTATTGATTAATATCCCCAATCCTTTAACGACTTGCCCCTTTGCGCGTATTGATGGCAATTACGAACCCAATGTGTGCCTATTTGGAGGAATTCAGGAAGGTAAGATGGGGTTGATGCTAGCTCCTAAACTGGCTGATGGAGGCTCAATAACACGTCCTGTAATAGTCTACTTTATGGGGGTAGGGACGACGGGTTTACAGCCCGAATATGGTGCTGTTATCCGAAATGCCAATAACGTGATCGAGTGGTCCTCACTTGATAACCCCCTTTTTATCCGAACAGCACCCGTCACAGCCGCAGCTGCTAATCCTGGTACAAGCTTGGGCCTTTCAGGCCCCATAGCGACAACCCCATCAATAGCCGGTATGGCTTCACGCAGCGGTGGTGGGGGTATATTTAGTGCTATGACGGGATTTTCAAACGGCCTTTATAGTGCGGGGCTAGGTAATCCCAATGGTTCGGGCAACTGGACATGGAATACTTCGCTCATGCCCAAACTAGATACCCAAGTCTATATAGACACTGGATTCATGGATTAAATCTTGTTAACCCGCTTCGGCGGGTTTTTTATTGGAGCAAATATTATGTCTTTATATGTGACAGGCACGATCACGGGCGCATTGAATGCAACCACTATTACCGGCACCGGCACAAAGTGGAGCGATGCTAAGCTGGGCATTACAAATGGCTCCGTACTGTTTGTATCGTCTAATGCAGGGGTTGATGGCGTCTATCAGGTTAAGCGTTTAATTAGCGATACGTCGATAGAGCTGGTCCAGCCAATCTATAAAGCGTTTACTAATTCCAAGTATTCGATACTGGTGGCAGAGTCGGCAAGTACAGCTGCATGGTCTAATCAACTCGCTGCAACGCTTGGATACTATCAAGCGCAAATGGACGGCTGGCAGCAGATTATGACCGGAACGGGCGATATTGCACTTACTGCGCCGGATGGCACTAAAGTAACGATCAAAAGTTTTACTAAGCTATCAAATGATTTAGATAAAAAAGCCAATGCAGGAGCTAACAGCGATATCACAAGTATTTCTGGGCTAAAAACTGCACTCAGCATTGTGCAGGGCGGAACGGGGGCGAGTAATGCAAGTGATGCCAGAAAAAACATAGGCCTTTCAAAGGTTGCAGGCTGGACTACAGAAACTTGGAATTTAGTTCCTCAATCTGAATTTGATTTTAGAACAATTTTTTCGCATGCAATTATGGATTCTTATCCAATGGGGATTACAGCTGGAATTCAAACCGGTAGTGTTGTAGGTGCGTCGTCTAATTTTGTGAGTGCCATTAACGTTAGAGGTTGGACTGGAACTTCA